CCTAGTAATAATGGGCTAGTAATTCTGTGTGAAATTATTATTTTCTGCGAGCTTTCAGTACTTAAAAATTGGTATTGTTGGTGTGCATCCGAAAGCTGTATAGTTTCTACGGTTGCTGCCTCGTCTGCCGAATTGTTAAAAGCTAAAATAAAGCGTCCACTATTAGACGTACCTACGTATTTAGAATAAATTTTATTTTCTATTTCTCTTTGCGTGTCCTCATCCGGTACGCCACTATTCATATTTAAAAGTAGCGACGGATTCATACCGTTTTTTAACGAATTTAAATGAAAATTGCTTATTTCGGATTCCATTTCGATATATTGAGTTCCGCCTTGGTAATCGACGGGGCTATAGTAGTAATAGCCTGATTTATAGGGCTTTACGAATAAAATCTCTATATCTTCGTCAGAAAAACCATAGGCGGGTATTCTTTTTAAATCGTCTGACGTTCTTACGTCGTTCCAATCTGCTGCATAATAGTATGCCTCGATTTCTCCGTCTTCGTTACATTTTTCTGCCCGTAAAGTTTCTACGGGGTAATGTTCAACTTGTACAATTTTAGTTCTGTCTTGGTTGTAAATAACCTGCATAGAACAGCCACCGAAAAGTTTTAAATCTATAGCTAAACGGCTTAGTGTTTCGTTAGAAAATAGCTTTTTCATTACCGCATAGTCGTTAGGTTTTTTACTACTATCTGTAGCATCTAAACCTCTACCCGCTATAAGTTGTGCTATACCGTTTATAGCCGCTGAATTTGTAGGGCTACCATTAAATAAATCTAGCAAATACCCGTAATAATCATTGTCTTGCCCGTATTTTACAAAGTTCTTATTTTGCTCCTCGCTTATAATAGGGCTTGTATAAGTCCCTAAATTTACAAACTTTAAACTAGATTTGTTTTTAGTAGGTGTTGACTCCTTTTGATTATATTTTTTTATTTGTTTTCTCATAATACTACGTAGTCGTTATTTCTTGTATTTTCTGTTATATAAACGCCTTTATTTATGTTGTATTCTTTGTCAAGTGTTTGGTTTATTTCTTGCGCTGTGCAAAAAGCTAAATCTATATAAATTGATTCGCTTATAGGGAATTCATAGTCCCACGTATTTTCGTTTAATTCCCACAAAATAGGGCAACTATTCCAATAAGCATCGGGCGTATCTTGTCTAATATCGTAAAAATGACCCTCGACTAAATCAAATACACCTGTAACTTGTAAATAGTCCCCTACCTGTACTATAGTAGGGCTGTATACAATAGTTTCGTTTGTTGTATCGTCTCTAAATAAAATAGCCTCTACCGTTACATAATCACGTGGTATAAACTTAAATGTTTGCGGGTCTGTTGTTGGCTTTAAAACTATCATACTTATATAACGTAGTTTTTAAAGTTTTTGCATAAAAAAAGGGGCAGCCTATTGACTTACCCCTAATATAATTAGCTAATATTATTTTCGCCTTATGCGGGCTGAATTTGTGATGCGCTAGCATTACCTGTAACTACAGTACTTAATACAAAATAAGCCGGTAGTGTTTCCTGTGCTGAAAAAGTTAAACCCGAAAATCCGCTTAAATCGCCATAGGCTTGTCCGGTAGTAATTGAACCGCCCGAGCTTTGTACCCCGTTGGTTGCGCCCATTAAAAAGAAATTATTGTTGTAATCCTCTATAAAAATGCTAGTTCTACTTTTAATTAAATCTGTTAACTCATTTTGAGAGGCTAAATCTAATTTTTTTAATGTCATTGTTAGAGTCTGCTCGTAAAAAACCGAACCGTTTTCTGCTGACGCTGTTACTGCCTGCTCTAGTCCGTTGCTAGATTCTAAATCATACTTATATAGGTCTACTGCTCCGTCGTTCCCTATTGCTGTTACTTCGCCGCCTACTATCGTTAAATCTCCTATAGAGCCGAAAGGTGCTGCATAAATTGCCTTTATACCCCCAACTGAAGAGGTACACGGTAAAGCTCGCCCAATACTTAGTGAATTACACGCCATTGTTTTATGTTTTTTATTTAAACCAAAAAAGGGTAAATAGGCTTATAGCTTACCTACCCTATTTAGTTATTATTAATTATTATTATGCTAATTGATATAGAACTACGTCCTCTGTAACTCCAATTTGTACACCACTTTGAAACCTTAAAACGATACGTACATTATCGCTACCGTCAACGTCTGCGAGGTCAATAATTTTTGCTTGGTTTGAGTCCGCAATTAAAGCTGTACCGTAAAATAAATTACTTTTTTCTGCCGCTATAATTGAATTTACGGGCATACCGGGTGCTTTAAATATTTTGATACCCTCGAAAGTTAAACCTCCGTTTTCGTACCATAAAGAACCTTGTTGGTCTACACCTCCGCCACCTACTGCGCCGAAACCACCTAAGCTACGAACGTATGCCTTAAAAGCTACCGTTGGTAAATATAAATGTAAATCTTCTTTTCCGTATACTTCCGGCTTAATTGCGTCAACAATTTTTCCTAATTCCGCAACAATCGTAGCAGAATCAAAAGTTGTTGCTGCTGTAACTACGTCTACTACTCCTGCGTCTGAAACTGCTAAAGGTACTAAACCTGTAAATTCTCCTGCTAAGGCTGCGTTACCGCTCCAAATATTATTCTCTGTAGACTCTGCTACTTTAGCTACTACGTGTGCCATTAAATAATCTGCAAATGATGTCGGTAAATTTTTGTAAGCACTAGCGCCCATTTCTAAAGCTAAATAGTCAGATAAAAAATCTTTCTTACAAATTTGTAAATTTACTTGAAAAGGCTCTACTTCTAAAACTCTTTGCGTCAAATTGATTTGGTCTGCTGTTACAACAAAGTCGCAAGTTGCATCTGTTACCAATCCTGTACTAGATAATTTTTTTACTACCTCTTTGTACTTTACGTTTGGCTTAATTGTAATTCCGCCTTTATCTAAAGTGTCTCCACTCAACAAAGCTGCTGAAATTATTTCGCCTAGGTACTGCCCCTCATAACTCGTTGTAATTGTCCCTACCGAACCGTTACCTGTAATGTCTCTTAATTGTGTTCTTTTTTTCATTCTGTAATATTTTAATTTTGATTAAATAATTTGTTAAATACTCTGTCTTTTGTTGTATGTGTTCCTGCGTTTTGGCTGTATAATGTTTGAGCCGCTTTTCTGTTTGCTGTTTCCGGATTGTGTTTTAATGCTTTACTAGCCGGTGCTTGTCTACTCATTTTTTGCTTTTCGTCTTCTTTTTCGTCAGCGATTCCGTCTTTATAGCCCTCTTCTTCTGCTTCGGGTATAGTCTCTAATTTTTTCTTTAACTCTTCTACTTGGTCTTTTACTTCTGCAATAATTGGTGCTATAACGTCTACTACTGCCGCTACTATAGACTCAATTTCTGCCGCTGACTCTTCGGGTACGTCTTCTACTACTACGTCCTCTAACTTTTCCTCTTTAATCTCTTCGCCGTCTTGCATTTTTTCCTCTTGCATATCGTCTCTAATTTCTGCTATAGTACCCTCTTCGGTAACAACAATAATACCCCCGTCACTTTTGGTATACTCGCCTATAGGTAAGGCGATACGCTCATCGTCTGAAACTATAAAAATAGCCTCGCCCTCTACAAAAGATTCTGCTTCTATAACTGTTTCGCCGTCTTCTAACGTCATTTGCGCTAAACCTAATCTCGATTTTAGCATTGTTTTAATCTGCTTTAACATTTCTATTGTTTTCATATATTCTATTTATTTATTATTAACTCCAATTTCTAAACTCTCTTTCATTCTCTACGTACTGCTCGTCGTTTGATTTCATTTGCTCTAACTCTGAATAGTGTTCGTCCCATTGGTCGTATACGTCGTTAGCATCTAAACCTAGCTCGTCTGCTTTTACTTTAATCTCGTCTAAAATACCTAAATCCCTAGATACGTCGTCATATCTTAAAACTGCGCTACCATTATGCGTATACTCGTCATTTAAAGCCATCCACGCTTGACGGTACTCTTCAAATTTTTCGTCGTGCCATTCGTAAGCTAAATAAGATAACATACCGCTTTGGTCTTGTAAACTCATTAAGTCGTATTCTAAATCTTGCACCAACCCTAAAGCTACTTTATGCTCTTTAGTTAAGTTTGTTTTTAAATTGTGTTTTTGACCGTCAAACAGTCTACTAAATACTCTATCTTTTGTACTCATATTTATTTAATTAAAATCATTATTTACTGTATCTAATAATCTATCCGCCTCGTATTTTACAGCCTCGTAGTAAGCGTCTTCTACGCCTTTTATACTAAAATAATCTACGTCAGCTAGTCCTTTTAAATTTGAATATCCGGGTATAAAACTAGGCTCTAAACCTAAAGAGTCTGCTGCATCTTCTGCTTTTTTTAAAGCCTCATCTACTTGTTCTGTAGCTAAATATCCTAAACCTATAAAAGCACTAGCTAGCATTAATTCATTTTCTAAATCTGTATTTAAGTCTGCAATTTGCTTTCCTAAATCTCTTAGCTTTTTTGAAAAATATTCGCCGTCTGCCATTAAAGGCGTTATCATATTTATAGCTAGGTCTATATCGTCCGCTACAGTTAATGCTATTTTTTTCTTAGCTAAAGCTGTAGGCTCTTTTTTAAACAGTTTACTGAATACTCTTTTTTGTGTTTGCATATTATCTTAAATTATACCTATCCAATTCCTTATAGTATTCGTTTACCTCGCCTCTTACTACCGCTTCATAATCTTGTAATCTAACAATTTGATTAAGGGCGTCGTCTAAAATCTGCGGTCTATTTATACTAAAACCTAAATCGTTCTCTGCCTGTGTTAATTTATCTTTTTCTACTCTGTAATCGTCTTCTAAATTTTCTAAAGCCTTAATAAAACCGCTAATATCTATATCACCAAAATAATTGTTTGATACAATTTTGTCAATTTCTCTAATAGGGGTAAATTGTTCGTCTATTACCCTACCTATTTTTTCTAACTCTATGTTAGTATTATCTACCTGTGCCTGTAAATTATCGCCTAAAGCTAAATCTACCTTTTTAGATAAATTTGTTTTACCATTAAACAGTTTGCTAAATACTTTTTTCTCTATTTGCATCTATTGAATTTATTATATAACGTTATTAGTATTTTATTTGCATTTTTAAATCTCTTCTGACGCTACAGCGGTAATGTTTCCTATACCCTGCGCCCATAGTGTACCGTCGCAACACTTTATAGAATAAGTATTAGTACCCTTACATAGACAAGCCCTATTGCCACCTGTAGGCGACGCTTTAGACGGTACGCTAATTTGATTTTTATTTGCCATTTTCTATAGTTTTAAGTCTGTTTAACAATATGCTTAAATTTGTATTTATTTCTTTATTTAAACTTGTCTCTTTTTCTGTAGATAATTTAGCTTTTTCCTCAAAATAGCCCTCTATACTGAAACCTTTAATCGTCCCGTCTACTTTTGCCATTTTCCAAAGCTCTTCGTTTTCTACCTTGACTGCGCCTACCCACGTACCTATAGGTAAATCGAGGTTGTATAATGCGCTCTTGTCGTTTATTTTGTCTTCGACTATCCACGATTCTACTAGACTAACATTTTGTACCTCTTGTATATGCTCGTAGGTTGCATTATTTGCGTGTCCCTTTTTTAAGTAAAGTTCGCTAGCTCGTTTAACTGTGTCTTTAGTAAAATGTATATAGTATTCGTCTTTACCGTCTCTTCGGTAAATCATTCTATTAGGTACTAATAACGCCCCTATTAAAATTTGTTTATCTTCGTCTACTGCCTTAAATTTATATTCTTTTTCTTTATTTAAAGCTACCCAATTCTCGCTTATTGCCGGCGACTCTACTAAACTTATAGCGTCTACACCCGAATACTCGTCGTTTTCGTCTATTATTAATTCTACAATTCTCATATCTATATAACGTTTATATTTATTATTTGCTTTTTATATACTTGCTGCGTCGATAGTGTTGCGTTCTAATTGCTGAGCCGTGGTAACGTCGCCTGCAACTACGTAAGACCTTACAGGTTGGCTAGTTTGGTCTGCTATTACGTCTGCTAATTGATTTGTACCCGACGACCCTACAATATTGAAAGCGGGCGGCGAAAAAGACGGCGCACTACCCCCGCCACTATCGCCACCACCTTTAACACCTGCGGGTTTTTTAACAGATTTTATAGACTTAACAGTTTTTAGTCCCGACGCTAATACAGCTATACTAGCTACACCTTTTTGTATTACGTCAAACGGTGCGGGTAGCGTAGACTTATTACCCCATACTTCACTAATACCTTGGTAGGTGTTTATAGTTGCCTGTGCTATTGCCGCTGCTTTTCCTGCTGCGCTATTTTTACCTAGTATACCTGCTATCTGCCCGAACGTATCGCCTATAGATTTTAATTTTTGTTTCTTTAATAGTTCGTCTCTAGCTATATCTGCTAGTGCTGCTTTATCGTCTATTGCTTTTAATGCTTTCGCTTTTGCCGCTTCTAATACTATCGTGTCTTCGCCAAACTTTTTAGCTTGATTTAGAGCAAACGCATACTTATTTATAATCTTTACTTTTTCCTGCTCTTCTTTTGTAAGTTGGTTTAAATTAAACTCCTCTTCTAGTCTAGCAATCTCTTCTAGTGCTTTAGCCTTTTCGTCGTCCTCTAGTTTTTTTGCCGCTTCTTTTGCCGCTTTTATGTCCTCTGCTTTTTTATCTCTAATAACCTTAGCGTCTGCTATCTTTTTCTCGTCTGCTGCCTTTTTATCGTCTTCTGCTTTTTTGTCTTGCGCTTGCTGTTGTAATGTAAAACCGTCTCTAGTATTTTTTAGTTTAGTTAATTGGTTTCTAGTTTCTTTTAATGTCTCGTCTCCTTTTTTAGCTACGTCTGCGGGGTCAAAAACTAAGTTTGCTATACCACCGCTAAAACCCTCTTCTAAATTAGTAGCTACGTCTCCTAAACCCGGTATTAAAGATAATGCCGCAGTAAGAGCGTCTACCGTACTTAAAAGTAAAGTAAGAGGTAAACTAACAAAACGTATAATACCTTGCAGTATAGACTTGTTTCGCTCTGCCGCTTCGACTTGCGATTTTTTTACAGTCTCCTGCGTTATTAATTGTGCCTCTAAAGCTTTTATAGTTTCTATTGTCTGTAGCTTTTTAGCGTTTAAAATATCTCGCTCACTTTTACCCGAAAGTTTTAAAGTGTTTGATGTCTCGCTAATTGCTTTATTTGCTGCCTCGCTAGCCGCTACACTTTTTTTCTGTGTCGCTAATAAGTCTGTAGTCTCTTTATTTACTCCATTAACTAAACCTATAATGTCGTCCCAATATGCTACAATTAAACCTAGAGCTACTACTAAAGCACCAATACCGGTAGATATTAAAGCACCTCGTAAACCTTTTAAACCTGTTGCAAACTTTTTTACGCCTTTAATTGCGCCACCTACAGAACCGGCTAGGTCTTTAACCTTACTAGCATATCCGCCTGTAGCTTGGTCTAGTACTTTAAAACCCTCTCTATTATCGCTACCGGCTTTTGAAACGCCCTCTAGTTTTTTCTGTAATTTATCTAAACTGCTTTCAGCTTGTTTACTTTTAACTTCGACTACAATACCAATTTTTTCTATAGCCATTTTATTTCTGTTTTAAGTTGGTTGTACCCCTCTTTAATAGATTCGGGTAATTTGTTTTTACCTTGCGCTATTTTTATTAATTCGGTTTCTCCGTTTGCGTCCTTTAACATTTGTAATATTGTATTTAACATATTTTGTATTTTAAAAATCTACATTATTATATAATTCTAGCTTACTTTTACCGGTTTGTAAATCTGTATCTATGCTATTTATTTTATAACCTTTACCATTTATAATAAAAGTGTCTGCCAAAGAAAAACTTAAAGTTATATTTAAAGGTAAATAAGCTGTAACCTTAGTTAGTCTCCTAGATAAATCGAAAATCCCACTTACGTATATTAAATATTGCTCTTGAAAAAGACTATCTAATTTTACCGTTCCTGTGTACTCGTCAATTTCTGCCCCGAAATTAATTGTTTCTATATTTAAACTATTAGCCGGTCTATTATAATTAGTAATAAATGCCGCTGTACCCGACGACGAACCGTCTATAAATGAAAGCGGATTATTAACACTTGTAGTTGTACTCTCGTTTACAAAAATCATAGGTGCGGTAACTATTGGTCTTTGGTCTTTGTCTACGCTCCAACCCCATTGTATATTTGTATCGGGAAAACGCTCGTAAAGTAATTTTTCAAAACCTGTTTGTACTACGTACCTATTACCTCTGTCTGTAGTTTGTACCCCGTCTACATTTGTACTACTAGCTAGGTCGCCGAATACAGTACCGTTTAACTCAAAAAAGTTTGTAGCGAAAAAAGTCTTTGGGGCTACATTTCTAAAAGCTATATCTTGGTAGGGCGGTGCAAAATCTACAGTACCTGCCGTAGTATCTATATATTCTGAAATATCTATAGAGTTGCCGCCGTCGTAATAGCTGTTTAATGTTTGTACCATTATCTTGCCGTCCTCTTGTACAAAAGCCGTTAAATTAAACATTTTAAATAAAGACGTTAAATAGTCTATAACTAGCATTTTTGGCATTTGGTCGCCTGCTACAACTTTATCTAAAGCACCGTTTGGAAATACGTTTGTAATGTCGCAGTATGCGTAGGTGTATTGTCTAACAGGTGTGCTAGAAATTTCTTCGCCAAACCTTTTTTCTAAAATTAAATTTGTAGTGTAGGTAAAAGTACCCGAGGTAGAGGTTAAAACAAATCTAAAATTAGAGGCTTGCGCTACCGTTCCTAAATAACCTGTGCTAATTGTATGCGACGTTGTACCGTCTGCTGCTAAATTGGTTGCTGACGAAACTACTATAGTTTGTCCTGTAACGTCTTCTATTGCTAAACTAAAAACACCACCGCCACTACCTACCACCGTCCACTCTGCGGCAAAATCTATACTAGGTCTGTTAAATGACTGAACATATACAGGTACAATTTTCCAAATCCCGTTAGTAATATTTGAATTAAAACAATGCGGTAAAGGGCTAAAATCATAGCAGAAAGGATTCCACCCCGCATTTGGGTTTGTCATATCTGTAATTACAATAGTAGTTAAAGTCTCGCCGGTATAACTTTTACCTAAAACCCCTTTAGCTCTACTCATCCACAAAAACATTTTATCGTAGATTTCGTTATAATTTACGCCTGCTGTTGTATTAAAAAAAGAAACCCCGCCCGTCTCAAAAATCAAACCGTTACCCACTCCAAAATTTTCTTCTGTAAAGGCTTCGATTCTGTCAAGTATAGCAGTTAGTTTAATTGCCGGCTTTAAATCTGTATAGTTTACCCCGTGGTTTTTAGTTCCCGTACCCGGGCTTTTATAATGTAAATTTCTAGTGTTTGCGCCCTCTGTAGTGGCGTCGTAATAAAACCTTTCGGTGTGCGAAATTAACGGATAAATTACGTCTGTAATATTAGGTACGTTTGTTTGTAGACCTGCTTTTACATTTGTTAAATTATAGGTGTGGTTATATGCCGAGGTTGACTCGAATATGTTTTGTAAGGTAACGGCTTGTAATTTCTTTTTTATGTCTACCGTTTCGCCAAAAAATGTAATTTTATAAGTATGCGGTTTATTATCTTTTAAAGAAACGCCGTCTAAAGCTATAAAGCCTTTTCTAAATAGAAATGAATTTAAAAGTATCTCGCCTCTTTTTTTGTCGTTAGCATTAAAACCACCTATAATTTCAAAATCGTAATAATGTTTGAATAGCTTATTATTTGCAGCACTTGCCGGTAGAGAAAACGACTTAGAAAAATCCGTAAATATCGAGCCTATATCTCTAGCATTTTGTATTGTCTGCGTTAAAGATACTGTCTCGTCTTTAAACAAGTCTATACGCTCGCCCTCTATAAATAGCTGTAGTTCTCTCATTACCTAATACTGTTTATTTTGTTATTAGCATATTTAAAGTCTAAAGTATATTGTATTAAATTATCATTTGTTACTGTCTTTTTATCTAAAGCTTTTGTATTTATTACTATAGGTAAAGTCAAACCGTTTTCTAATATCCAAATTTGCTCGCTTAAAAGTAACTGCTCTAAAACCTCGTTATACTCTTCCGGTAAAAAAGTAGTGTTTAAAGTTATGCTATCGTTTCCTGTTACATTAAATGTAGCTTGGTTGTGTTGGTTAATATCGTAGCCACCGGTAGGCGTTATAATATTTCTTTTAAAGGTTTCGCTTTTTACAGCTACTTTGTCTCGTCTTAATAAACCTAGCCATAACTCCTGCAAAGCTCCGAACTTATTTACAAAGGTTATTTTATACGGGTTGTATTTAGGCTCGCATATTCTATTAATTTTATATACGTCTGTGCCTATAGTTTTAGTTTGCTGCGTTGCTGTAACATTATTATACGTAAATCCTGTAGCACTAAACGTAGGTATTTTGCCCGTTGTGTTTTGTGGTAAAAATATCTCTCTATTAGATATAGCCGACGGCGTACCGGTAACTATAACGTTTGCCCCTTGCGCATAATAAGAGTAACCGTCTACCCCGTAAAAATCATAGACTGTAGTATTTACTACCGTACCTGTAGAATTATATGCGTCATACATTTTAAAAGTTAATCTAGTTTCTAGAGCTTGACTCGTGGCAGTACCATTAAAAGCAATAGTTAGGTAATCTCTTAAAACCTCTGACGTCTCGAAATACGCTGCCGTGTTTGTTGGTAGTGGCGAAATGTTTTTATTAAAAGTATATATCGTTTGAAAACCGCTACCTAAATCTACCTCTACTAATAGCCCTGCACTAGCTGTAGGTAATACCGCTGTGTGTTGGTAGCCTATTGTAATACTACTACGTAAAAATCTCTTATCTGCCATTACTTAATTTTCTTTTTTAAACTATCACTAAATTGTATTTCTATATCACTAGCTGCTGCTTTAGCTAATTTTGTACTTATATTTTTATTTGCTTTTGTCTGTGCGTCTGTAAAGAAATTCGTAGCTCTTAGCCCTGTATTCCAAATACTTCTAGTAATTAAATAAACCATAGTTTTACGTTTTATAAATCTACCCTTTGCGTCTCTTACATTTGGTATACCTTTTCGTATTACCCATTTATCTATAGCACCTCGTAAGCTACCACCTTTAAAATTTCCACTACCAAATTTGTACGGGCTGCTAGGTGCTTTATTATATCTACTTAACGAGCCGTTAGGCATTGCGCTAGGGTCAAAACCCTGTACCCCTTTGTCTATAAATTTTGCGTAGTCTTCTGCGTAAAAATCTATTTGCGGGTTGTCTGCGTTTTTATTTGTAATTTTATACGTTATGCTTTCGGATAAAGCCCCGCTACTATTGCTTTTCTTTTTCTTTAGATTTGCTTTAGCTGCGCTCACTACATTTAGACCGTATGCTTCTAGCTCTGCTATTACTTTTTTTAACATACGTTTAGGTCATTGTTTAACTGTATAGTTAATGTCATTGCTACGCCTGCTAAAATATTCTCGAACCTATCAAAGAAAAACTCTATAGAGGCGTCGTCGTCTACTTGGTAACCGTCTAGTCTTAACTGACCGCTATACAAATCTTTGTACAATTTATTACTAACTGCTAGCTGTGTATTTAAAACTGTATGCTCTGCCTCATTATTAAACGGGTCTACCTGCTGTGTCTTTAATTGGTTTACTTTGTCCATACATAAAACCGTAACATTGAAACTCATTACTTGCCCGCTGTTAGTTGCGCTGTTTATTATGATATGGCTAAGTGGGTAAATCGTCTGCTTACTTAAATCAATTTGCGATATGTCTCCGGTAGTTACTGTTTTTACATTACTGTTTTGTAGTAAAGATTCTTTTAATGTCTCTAGTAGTATGTAAAATGCCCGTGCGCCTGTGTTTGCCATTATCTTTTGAATTTACTTTTAAGGTTGTCTTGTTGTACCTCGTCTTGCTGTTTTGTATATGTTAAATACGTTAAACAATTATGTATGTTTTTTTCTGCCACTACTTCTAATTTTAAAAAGTCTTGGTTTGCTAATTTAATTAAACTGTGATACCACCCCCAACTACTGTTGAAATTTGCGGCTCGTCCTGTTGTGCTTTCGTTTCCGTCGCTAGAGAAGAGGCTAGCGTAGCTTCTAGTAAGTGTTGTTCTAAAAGAAAAAAAAACCTTAATGACCCTAAGACTATAGAGGCGGGCATAACTTTCATAGCGTCGTGGTAATTGTCTCCGGTATAATCTTCTATAGTATATTTGCCTTTAGACTTTAAAGCTACAGGTCTATACAAAACTGCCATAGCTTTATACATCGTGTCCCAATCGCTTATATTATTTTCTATGTCTATAAACTCTCCAAATGTTAAATTGTCTA